TGAACCTGTACCACCTGAAGAATTTTTAATTGAAAGAAGATGTAAGTCTATTGATAGTGCAAACTTTGTTTGTCATAGAACACAAAAGACTAAATCAGAATTAATTGAAATGGGATATGATGCAGATCTAGTTGCATCCTTACCAACTGGTGATACTGATTATTATACAGAAGATAAATTTGTAAGACATCAAAACGTAGATTTTTCTCATGGTCAAACAGATGGTGATGAATCTACACAAGATGTATTGATCCATGAATCATATATTAGAATGGATGCAGATGAAGATGGTGTAGCTGAGTTATTAAAAGTTACAACAGCTGGTGAAGCTACAAAACTTTTAGATATTGAAGAAGTAGATAATATGCCTTTTATATCTATGACACCAGTTATTATGCCTCACAGATTTCATGGTAGATCTATTGCAGAACTAGTAGAAGATATACAATTAATTAAATCTACTGTTATGAGACAAATGTTAGATAACATGTATCTAACTAATAACAATAGAGTTGCAATCCAAGATGGTCAAGTAGCTATGGATGATCTCCTAACTAATAGACCTGGAGGAATTGTAAGAACTAAACAACCACCACAAAATGTAATGATGCCTATTCAGGCTCAACCAATTACAGAACAAGCTAGTGGTATGTTAGGTTACTTAGATGCTGTAAAAGAATCTAGAACTGGTGTAACTAAAACTGCACAAGGTTTAAATTCAGATTCATTAAATAATAAGACAGCAACTGGTATGAACCAAGTATTAACTCAATCTCAAATGAGAATGGAGTTAATTGCTAGAATATTTGCAGAAACAGGTGTTAGAGATTTAGGTTTAAAATTATTTGAACTTATTTGTAAATACCAACAAAAAGAAAAGATTGTTAGAATTAGAGGTAAATATATACCTATGCGACCATACGAATGGAAGGATAGAGTAAATGTTACTGTTAGAGTAGGATTAGGTACTGGATCAAAAGAACAACAGCTAATCCTAATTAATGCTATTTTAGAAAAACAAATGCAGGCTATAAACTTACAACAAAATGTTTATGGCCCTATGGTTAATTTAAGAAACGTATATAATTCATTAAAGAAACTAGTAGAAAATGCAGGTCTAAATAGTATTGAACCATTCTTTATGGATCCAGAAGTAGGTGCAGCACAAATGCCACCACTTCCACCTAAACCACCAACTGAGTTCGAGAAAGTTACATTAGCTCAAGTTCAAGGTGAAAACCAAAGAGCTGTAATGAAGAACAATGTAGAAATGAAACGTATCGAATCTCAGATGAGAAAAGAATTATTAGATTTTGAGTTGAAAATTAAAGATCTTGAGTTAAAATACGGAACTAAAATTGATGAACTAGAATTAAAACGTAGATCAATGTTAGAACAAGCTGATCTAAATAAATCTGGTGAATTAATGAAAGAAATTATAAAAGGTCAAGGACAATTCTTTAATGAACAAGGAAACACAGATAAGGCAGGGCAAGAGAGCAGAACAGCTACTGAACGATCCCCTGCTAAAAACAGCATTTGAAGATCTCCTAGAAATATATAAACAGGAAATCTTTAATACAAAATTCACTGAAGATGATAAACGTACATATCTTTGGGTAGCCTACAATCTTGTAGACAAAATCAGAGGTCATTTACAAAGTATCATGGCAAGTGGAAAACTAACTCAACAAGAGTTAGATCAATTAAATAAAAGACGTTAAGCTAACGCAACGTCAAATTCGTCAACCATGAAAGGAACGATATGTCGGAAGCACAAAACATAGATGGTGCTGCTGAGAAAATTTCAGGATTATTGAATCCAAAAGATCAACAAGAAACTGAAACTAAAGCAGAACCTTCAGAATCCAAACCTGAGACACAGGAAGTTCAAGAGAGCCAAGTAGAGTCTGAAACAGCTCCAGAACAGGAAACTGAAAATACTGAGGTCACAGAAGAAACACAAACAGAATTAGAGGAACCAAATCTCCACCGATTAAAAGTCAATGGTCAAGAGATAGAGGTTAGCCTTGATGAACTGAAAGCTGGTTATTCTAGAGACTCAGATTATAGACAAAAAACTCATACTTTAAGTTTAGAGAGAAAAGATCTCGAAACACAAAAGAATAGTTTGCGTCAATCTTATGATTCAAGACTTGCAGAACTAAATGATACAATAGCAACTGCTGATGCGTTTGTCAGACAACAGCAAGGTGGTCAAGATCTTCAAAGATTATATGAAGAAGATCCTGCTGCAGCTGCTAGATTAGATTTTCAATTACGTCAACAATCAGAAACGATTGAAGAAATGAAAGCTAAAGCTAGAGAAGCTCAACAAAAACAGTATGATGACTTTCTTGCAACGCAAAAAGAATTAGCAGCTACAAAGATTCCTGAGTTTGCTGATCCAAATAAAGCTGATACGTTTAAACTTAATATGCGTAATACATTACGAGATTATGGATTTAATGATCAAGAGATTGGATCACTTGCAGATTACAGATTTTTAATGGTCGCAAAAGATGCTATGAGCTATAAATCTTTAAAAGATAAAAAACCTATAGTTCAGAAAAAAGTAGCTAATGCACCAAAGGTTGTTAAATCAGGTGTTGCCAAATCGAATACAAGTTCTGGTCGAGAAAATATAAGAAATAAAATAAGCAAGTTACGTAAGACAGGAAATCTTGGAGATGCCCAATCTGCGTTGCTTGATATTATTAATCTTAAATCTCAACAAAGGAAATAACAAATGGCACAACCAACAAATACATTTGATACTTACGATTCAGTCGGTGAAAGAGAAGATCTTTCAGACGTTATCTATAGTATCTCTCCAACAGATACGCCATTCATCAGCTCAGCAGCTAAAACAAAAGCTACTGCAGTTTTACACGAATGGCAAACTGACGCTTTAGCAGCAGCATCAACTTCAAATGCTGTTATCGAAGGTGATGAAGCAACTTTAGACGCAGTAACTGCAACTACTAGACTTTCAAACAGTTCTCAGATTATGGACAAAACTGTTGTAATCACAGGAACTCAAGAAGCTGTAGACAAAGCAGGTAGAGCATCTGAATTAGCTTACCAAATCGCTAAAAAAGCTAAAGAGTTAAAAAGAGACATGGAAGCAACTATTACTGGTAACCAAGCAGAAGTTACTGGTGATGCATCAACTGCTAGAAAATTAGGATCTTTAGGTGCATGGGTTGCATCTAATGATGATTTCGGTGCAGGTGGAGCTTCAGGATCTGCTGGTAACACAGCTAGAACTGATGGAACTCAAAGAGCTTTCACAGAAGCATCTCTTAAAACTGTAATCAAAAATGTTTGGAATGCTGGTGGCGACCCTTCAATGGTTATGGTCGGCCCATTCAACAAACAAAAATTATCTGGTTTTACTGGTAACAGTACTAGATTTGATGCAGGTGCAGACGCTACTTTATACACTTCAGTTGATGTATACGCATCTGACTTCGGTCAATTGCAAGTAGTACCTAACAGATTCTCTAGAGATAGAGACGCTTATGTACTAGACATGAACTACTGGGGTATAGCGTTCTTAAGAGACTTCACTATGCATGAACTTTCAAAAACTGGTGACTCTGAAAAGAGACAGCTTTTAGTAGAAGCTACTCTAGAGTCTAGAAATGAAGGTGCATCAGGCTTAGTTGCAGACTTAACTACTTCATAATAATAATAACTGTTTGGGGGAGTAACCTATAAATCTGCTCCCCCAGCAGATTCTAAACAATTGAAGATCTGAGAGAAGGTTAGGATCGGAACAATTAAGGAATATTAATGAGAACTTTAAACGATTATTTTTTAACAGCAAAAATCACAGACATATCAACAGCAGGATCAACTTTTGTTGCAGTACCTGATGGTGGAAGAATTATTAAAATCTTTTCATGTATCAAGAATGCAATTACAACAGCAGATGCAGGTTTATCTTTTGAATTAGGTGGAACTGCTATCACTAATGGTGGTATTACAGTAACTCAATCTGGTTCAGCAGCAGGTGATGTAGATTCATCTGAACCTACTGCAGCTAATTCTGTAGAAGAAGGTGACGCTATCGAAATGATTACTGATGGTGCATCAGCAACTGCTTGTGAAGCTATTATTACATTTGTAATCAGAAGATAAGGAGTAACATGGCACATTTTGGAATGAGACCTGTTACAACACAAAAAGTTACCTCATCTGGTACTTCTGCAGCATCAAGTGCATTTGGAGCTAACATTGAGTATGTTAGAATCTGTGCAGATGCAGATTGCCATATTGAGTTCGGAACATCCCCAACTGCTACTACTTCAAAAATATTTGTACCTTCAAAAGATACAGAATATTTCAAAGTATCTGAAGGTGAAAAAGTTGCAGTAATTGGATCTGTTAATTTATATGTAACTGAATTATCTGAGTAATGGGAAAAGTTAGATCTGTAGAATACGAAGGTGGAATAAAGACTCGATATATACAAGAGTCTGATGGTAAACTAACTATCAACAATGAACAGAATGTAAATCCTTTGTTAAAAAGAAACAAAGCACTTTACAATCATAATGATGGTTTTTTATCAAAAGCTAGAGAAATGAAAAGAGTAGCTAGTGTTCCTCCATTAGTTCTACAGATCTGGGCTAAAGAATACAATGGTAGCAATAACTGGTTTGCTTTACCAAAAGAAACACAAAGAAAAATTATGAGAACTAAACTTAATAGTAATGAGTTTAGATATTTTAGAACAGCGTCAGGAAATTTATAATGGCATTATCAACATATTCACAATTAAAAGCATCTATTGCTAACTTCTTAAATAGATCTGATTTAACAACAGAAATACAAGATGACTTTATTAAACTTACAGAAGCTGATTTCAATGCAAAATTAAGAATTAGACAAATGGAACAGCAAGATGATGTTACTATTAATGCTGAACAAGTAACAGTACCTACAGGATTTCTTGCTGTAAGATCATTTTATATATTACAATCATCTACTAAATATCCATTAGAATATATTACACCACATAATATGTTTGAAATAAAAGGTGGATCAAGAACTGGTAGACCAAGAGCATATACATTGGAGAGTGATGATGAAGTGGAAAAATTCAGATTCGGTCCTAGCCCTGATATTAGTTATACTGGTAAGTTATCATACTATAAAGCTATATCACCTCTTAGTGATTCTAATACATCAAATTATATATTAGATAAACATCCTGCAATATATTTGTATGGATCTTTATATCATGCAGCAAACTTTCTTTGTGGAATA